ACTGGTTCTGGAACGACCGCTACGCCAAGCACGAGTACGGCTACAACCGGGCTATTGCCCCGCCGGCCATCCGGATGCAGGTCAACCGGGTGTTTGAGGCCGTGAAGTTGTTTGGCAGCGTCATCTACCACCGCAACCCGGTGCGGACGGTGACGCCTGCCAAGTACCCGTTCGTGACGCCAGAGGTTGTCGGCGTGACGGACGACCAGTCCATGATGGCCTACCAAGCGACGGCTCAGGAGACGATCCGCCTGAGCGAAGTCCGCAAGGTGGCCGCCCTGCTCATGGAGCGGTACTTGAACTACACGCCGACCGAACTTGACCTCAAGACTCACAGTCGGCGGGTGGTGGACGAAGCGATCATCAAGGGCATGGGGGTGTGGTGGACGGAGTTGGTGACGCTTCCGGGCTCCAACATCGGCGTGATTGGGTCGTTCGCGGACAGCGTGGACAACTTCACGATGGACCCCGACGCCACCGAGATCGAGGACATCACGTGGTGTGCCCGTCGCTGCACGCACCCGATTGACGTTGTGGCCCGCCAGTACGGGCTGGACCGGGAGCAGTTGCAGGGGCATCTGGACGGTGCCAAGCCGTCGGAAACGGGTACGGACGTGTTCACCGACGAGGAGGCCCAGTACAAGGGCCGCCGGGCTGGCAAGTCCAACGAACTGGTCACGTACTGGAAGATTTGGAGCAAGACCGGTCTGGGCGACCGACTGAAGGACACGCCAAAGGAGTTGGTTGGGTCGTTCGATGCGGTGGGCGACAACTGCTACATCGTCGTCTGCGAGGGCATCCCGTACCCGCTGAACATGCCGCCGTCGCTCTTGGAGGAGCCGGTGGACGAGGAGGCCGGTGTGCCGCCGACCATGTTCCGGGCTGTCCAGTGGCCGATCCCGTTCTGGGCCGAAGCCAACGGCTGGCCGTTCGTGGCACTCGACTTCCACCGCAAGCCGGGATACCTGTGGCCGATCAGCCACATCAAGCCGGGCATCGGGGAACTCCGGTTCCTGAACTTTGCCATGTCGTTCATCGCCCAGCGTGTGGCCACCAGTTGCGAGACGCTGCTGGGAGTGAGCAAGGCGGCGGACCAAGACATCAAGGATCAAATCCTGTCGCAGTCCGAGCGTGGGTTCAAGGTTGTGGAGATTTCCGAGACGCTTGGCCGCAGCGTTGGCGACCTCATCTCCGTCTTCCAGTTGCCGGAGGTGTCGCCGGAATTGTGGAAGGTCGTGCAGGCTGTGGCGGAGCAGTTCGACAAAAGAGTCGGCCTCACCGAACTGGCCTACGCCATGACCTCCAGCCAGATACGCAGTGCCACAGAGGCCAGCGTGAAGGCGGAGCAACTGAGCGTGCGCCCGGACGACATGGCGAACCGGTTGGAAGACGCGATGAGCCTGCTGGCCCGCCGTGAAGCGATGGCGGCCCGCTGGCTGCTGCGTCCGGAGGACGTGGAGTCTGTGGTGGGTCCGCTGGGTGCGGCGGCGTGGGCCCAGCACGTGTCCAGCATGGAGCCATCGACGGTGGCCCGTGAGTTTGAGTATCGGATCGAGGCCGGGTCGGCCCGGAAGCCCAACAAGGCGACCCGCGTCGAGCAGATGCAGGCGGCCCTCCAGACGCTTGGCCCGATCCTTCAGGGGCTCGTCCCGATGGGCGTGGTGGACCCGCTGAACGCCCTCATTACCGACTGGGCGGAGAGCCTCGACATCGACGCCAAGCCGTATCTCCTGCCTCCTCCACCGCCCCCTCCCCAGCCGGCCGGTCCTCCTCCGGGTCCGCCTGCTGGCCCGGAGGGGGCTGGTGGTGGCGGTCAGGAGCCGCCCCCCGAGATGCCGCCATCTCAGCCTGAAGGGCCGCCGCCGCAGGTGCCGCCCGAGATGCAGCCGTAGAAGGACACAAAGAAGTAGTGCCATGAGCAAAATCAGCCTTCCCCCCGAGATTGCCACTGCGTCAGAGGACGTGCGGGCCCACTACGTCCGCATGGTCGAGGCTGGGCAGACTGAGCAGTTTGCGGCCATGTGTGCCCTTCAGCAGCCGCCCGGCACGCGGGGGACCGACCGGGCGTTTATGGAGGGCCGGCTGGCCGGCGAGTGGCTCAACCGCATCCCCAAGAAGCAGGCGGCGTGGCTGATCCAGCAGGCCCGTGCGGCCGGGATCAACACGTCCGGCAAGTTCTACATGGGCGGCATCGCGGACAAGCGTGGGCATCTGGACCCGGAGGCGTGGGTGGACAGTGCCGGCGACGTGTTGCGGGTGGCCAAAAAGCGGGACTTGGAGGTGCATGGCATCGTGGACTACGTGCCTCCGCAGAAGGGCCCGCCGAAGGAAGTGGACATCAACCCCCGCATCCTGCGTGAGCATGTGCGTGAGGAGATGCGGCGGAACCCCAAACTGAAGCGTGGCGAGGCGGTGGAGAAGGTGAAGGACCGGATCGTGCCCCACTGGAAAAGGAAGAAGAAGTAATGCCCAACAAGATCGAGCGGCTCAATTCGGTCGCCGGCCCGTTCACGGCCACTAACTCGGCCAGTACCAGCCCGAAGATTCCCTTTGGTGCTGCGGCTGGCGGCATCATCGTCGTGGACGCCGTGTCCAGTGCGACGACCATCACGTGGCACGTGGCCTTCGGGCCTGAGTTGACCCCCGTGCCCGTCAACGCCGACGGGGCGGGCGTGACGACCACCATCGCGGCCAACCAAGCCTACGTCCTGCCGGACGCCTTGTTTGGGGCCCCGTACATCGTGGCCGTCGTCAATGCCGGCACGGCGACGTTCCGCATCAGCGTCAAGGGCTGATTCATGTACTACGCTGCGCAAGACGTGATGGAGTATTTGATGAACTCCGTCGGCGGCGGAGCGCAGGACAGCGAGCATCGGCTGTTGCGGGCGGCTGCGCACCATGCGTACCGCGACGTGGCCAATGCCCGAGACTGGAACTGGCACATCGCCACCGGAACGCTGACGGCGCCCGACGCCGGCACTGGACCGGGCGTGAGTTATACGCTGCCGGCAAACGTCCGGAACGTGGACGGACTGATCCCGCCATCCACGTCGTCGTGGGGCGTGTCATACGTCAGCCCGACTGAATGGACGCGGGTCAACATCCGCATCCCGGAACTCAACGCACCGCTCCTCTGGACGGTGATGAAGCATCCTGAGAAATACGACCGCTGGGTGCTGAAGATCGCTGGCGACCCGGACGCCACGCTGACCTTCACCTACACCTACCGCCGCAAGCCGATGCCGCTGCGGTACATGGGTTATGAGACTGCCTGCCGCAACGGCTCGCTGAGCGAGACGGGCATGGTGCGGCGATACGGCACGGCGACGGCGTTCCCGGAGGGGCCGTCGGGGATCAACCCGTACACGGCGGAGGAGATCGTCGGCGTGGCGGGAAGTCTGGTAGGCACACCGCCGGCCAACGCCAAGACGGTGGTGTCCGACTACGTTGACGCCAGCGACGGCATGTTTTCAGCCATCCTGAGCGGGGCAGAGGTGTGGGCCGCCAAGATGCTGGGCAAGAACGTCGAGGGGGCGATGGCGGTCCATGCCCGTGACATGCGGATGGCGTTTGAGGCCGACAGCGTGGCTCCGGTCAGCGGCCGTCGCGATGGCGGCGCGATCGACGGGCCTCGTGCATTGGGGTACTACTCGCCCTCCGGGCCAGACACGGGGGTATAGGAATGGCTCATGGCAAGTGGGCTGGGCTCATTACGAACGCCAGCCCGTACGTGGTCCCTCCGGGCGCTGCCGTCGAGCAGACGAACCTGACGACCATCGTTCCGGGCCAACTCACGACTCGCGGGGGCATGCGGCCTGTGGCAACGTCGCCGGCCGCACCAGAGACTCGTGATTTCTACCCGTACGTCACCAGCACGTCTGTCACGCTGCTGGCTATGAACAGCACGGGCGACATCGTGGCTCTGGCGACCCCAGCGTACGGAGCGGCCACAGGGGCTCCGCTCATTGTGTCGCTCACCCCGTCGGCCGGGCAGGTGCAGAGCAACTACACGGGCGGCTTCTACGACTACGAACAGGAGCCGCCGTCGTGACCGTCATCGCCACAGGCATGTCAGCGACACGTCCGTTCTCCTGCGCTCAAGGGCGGTACGGAGAACTCATCATTGCGCAGGGCAGCGGGCTCCAGCCGAAGCGGTGGAAGGGGTCTGGTTCCTGCACAAACGCAGGGATCGTGGCTCCGGCCGCCTCCCCCGCCATCACGCTGGATACTACCAAGCGGTACTACGTGGCCCGCGTGGACGTGTACAAGCCGGGAGCGGTCTACAACGCCCCGCCGCCCGTGACGTTCCAGACGCTCGCAGCACAGGGCTTGGACCTGCGTGAGGCGAAGGCCGCCGCGTACCTCAATCAGTCTGTTGTGTCGGAGGTGCTGGTCAAGGACGGCGGCAAGAACTACACCGAGCCGCCGTCTGTGGTGCTTGGCAACACGCACGGCAAGGACGCTGTCCTGACGCCCATTCTGGACGGCACTCCGCCCCCGCCTGACGCCATCACGCACTACGACATCATTCAGGGGCCGCCGTACGACGACGAGACAGACTATCCGCCTCTGTATCGGACCCAATGGAATGCGTGGGGCGGAGTGGACATACCGCTCGTCAATGGCTCGTCGTCCATCAACCGGACGGTGTGGGTCTACCACAATGCCTGCGGATTGGGGCCGGGCAGTCTTCAGAGTTACTACCAACTCAACCTGTCCATGCCCTACACGATCAGTGGGGCGACCGGCACTGGTGCTATTGCACGGGTCAACTTCTATGGCCAGACGCTAGTCGAGGCCATCTGCTCCGTCCCGCCGCCGATCAGCACGGTGTTTGTGACTGTGGCAGGGTCGTGGCTCGTGCGTTCCGTGACCGCAAAGGTGGCTGGGACAGGCTACTCAACGACCGGTGCCGTGACCATCACGATCAAGCCTGTCCAGACGCTCGACACCACCACAGGCACCATCACCGGGACTGTGCCGACGACCAAAGACCTCATCATCGAGGGGTATCCGCCGGGCCACTCCAAGAACACCTCTACGCCGCGATTCGCCATCAAGGAAATCCAGATCACCAACAAGGGTTCTGGGTACGTCGTGGCTCCGGACATCCAGATCACCTCGCCGTCCGGCTTTGGGGCGTATGCCACCTGCACGGTCGAGAAGGGCGAGATCAAGACGGTCACGCTGGAGTCCGGCGGTGGGGGCTACAAACTGCCGCCCACCGTGACGGCCGTGTCCGGCGGGGCGGAGGCGTTTGCGGTCGCCCGTCCGCACCTTCGCGGCAAGTACCAGTGCTACTACCGGTACGTGGACAACACGACTGAGGCCAATGGCGGCCCGATCCCCAGCAACCTGTCGCCTGTGTTTGAGGCGGATGCTGGCGATGGGGCCAAGTCCATGTCGTGGACTGTCGCCGCTCCGGCCCCGACAGACGGCCGTTCGCTCTCCGTCGAACTGTGGCGGTCCACCAGCAATCAAGCGTTGATGCTCTACCGGGTGACGACTCTCACGTCGTACCTGTCTCCGTACGTGGACTCCCTGACCGACGAGGAACTGCGTGACCCGGATCGGGCCGGGTACGCCGCCATGCCCATTGTCCTTCCAAACGGCGACCTGAACGCCATGCGGTTCACGCCTCCGCCGTCAAACAAGGCTGTGGTCGTGCGGTTTCAGGACCGCTTCTGGTACGGCGTGGACACCAGCGGGAGCGAGCCGAACTCCATCTACTTCTCCGAAGTGGACGAGCCGGAAAGCGTGCCGGACATCAACGAGTTGGTGTTGCAGCAGAACACCCGCGACGGGGACGCTATCACGGCCCTTGTGCCGTTTGGGTCCATGCTGCTCGCCATGCAGTCTCGTCATGCGTTCACGATCTCTTTCTCCAAGCACCCGCTGCGAGACTCGCAGGTTGCCCCGCTGGCACATCGTGGGTGCATGGGGCAGCGATGCTGGGACATTCACGGAGGCGTCTGCTACGCCCTCGATCAGTACGGCCTGTACTCGCTGTCGGGGCAGGGCGAGGCCAAAGACCTGTCAGAGCCCATAAACAACCTGTTCCGCACGCAGGTGGACACGGCCAACACCAAGTGGAACTTCGTGACGGTGGACGCCAAGACGCGAGTCGTGCGGGCGTTCGTGTCATTCGTGCGAGACGGGTCGGACGGGTATCCCACGCGAGCCCTGTGCTTTTCCATCGACTCTGGGGCGTGGTGGATGGAGCGGTATCCGCACCGCATTTCGGCCGGCGTCAGCGTGCCCATGTCCAACGGCGACTACCGGGCGGTCTACGGGGCTGCGGGAGGCATGTACCTGCTGGACGAGGGCCGGTCAGACGCGGCTCGCGGGGCTATCACTTCCGTCACCGTGACCAACAAGGGGGCCGGGTACAAGAACCCGCCGGCCGTGACCGTTTCTGGCGGCGTGGGC